TATTTGCCAAAAACCCATAATCACAATACGGAAGTCACGCTCGCGGGGCTCACGTATGCCAGAACTGTGGAAATCATAAGTCCTTATACCGTCGAGTTTGAAGACGGCCAGTACACGGTAAATTGCGTCGGTGCGAATCATAATATTTCAGATGTCAAAGTCGCAAATCAGGTTTCACTAATCGTCAACAACGCCGCCGGTCTGATTACGAACGCTCAAATCGAGTTTTCGTCTTTTAATGGCGGAGTATCGGTTGACACATCTTCGACGCATTCCGGAACCGTATTCCCGGTTGGAACAGCCCAGCGGCCGGTAAATAATATGTCCGATGCGCTGATGATTGCACAAAACAGAGGGCTTACTACTTTTTATATTTACGGTGACATTACGCTGGACAACTCGCTTGACCTCAGTACGTTTAATTTTGTCGGCGAGTCGATGAATAAATCCGAGGTAACAGTCGACTCGAATTCCAATGTAACTGACTGCGAATTTTATGAATGCACGTTAAAAGGCACGCTGGATGGTGATTGCAAGGTTAAAAACTGCAGAATTTTGGATGTAAACTATATATCGGGATACATAGAATTATGCGTAATCGCAGGAGTGATAACGCTCGGGGGCGGAGCGCAGGCTTATTTCATGGATTGCTGGGCAGGGACGAATTCGGGCAATCCGCCGGAAATAGATTTGGGCGGAAGCGGCCAAACTTTGGTCATGCAAAATTTCAACGGGTACATAAAGTGGAAAAACAAAACAGGCACGGAGCAGGCAAACGCAAGTCTAAACGCAGGATGGATCGAACTTGACAGTACGATCACAGACGGCACCATAAATATAATCGGTGTCGGCCATGTGGATGACAATTCGTCTGCAAATGTAGATACGTCAAGGCTTGTCAAAGGCGAAGACACGAACCTGACGACAAGTATCTTGAAAAACAAACGTGAAATCAAGAAAATAGGTTCTGTCTGGAATCTTATCGTATATGACAGCAATGGAACGACGCCGATCTTGCAAAAAGAATTAAAAGACAAAGATGGCCTTGACATAACAGATCTGCAGGCAGGTGCTTTGGCACAGGAAGCGTCAAGCAGTGTTTAATTTACACCCAGGGCAAGGGCTTGGATACACGCAAAGCAGTTTGCTGGCGTTTGGTTTCATAAAAGATTTACTTGGAAACATTCTCACGGTTTCCAAAACCGTATTGAAATTAATCTCAAATAATGTTAACCTATTAATTCAAACGGGTGTCATAAAAATATTCTTTGCCAAGGCATCAAAATTTTTATTTACATCCATAAAAACTGACGGAGGAAATTAAAATGGCACGATTCGCACATGATGACGTACTGGATGCCCTGCTCGATGAAATCGCGACGTCAACCACGATCAACGTCTGTTCAACCCAGCCGACGAATTATACCGAAGCAACTTCGACGTATATGCTCGCGGCCACTGCGATCAGCAGTGGTGATTTCACGAATGCTGATGACACCAGTGGAAGAAAACTCACCGTGTCGCAGCAAACAGATGTTGATATCACAAACACCGGAACCGCCCAGCATATTGCGCTTTGTGATGCGACCACGCTGCTGTTTGTCACCACGTGCACTGCCCAGGGCTTGACTTCCGGAGGAACGGTCACGATTCCGGCGTTTGACATCAACGTGCAGGATCCTGTCGCACCCTAATTAACGGAGGTGCGCCATGGCTGATTTTGATCCAGCGACGATTGAAATTGGATATTACACTGACAATTGGGGTCCGTACTCGTTTCGGTTTCCGGCGGCGACAAGCCTTGAAGCCAATGACGGCATCATCCCTTATGGGACTACGATTACAGCCGTAAACGTTAAAGGCTATAAGGGCAATGTGTCCAGAAAAAGCGACCTGTCATCAGAAACCGAAATAACGGACATCATCGATGCAGATTATCCGCCGACGATTACCGGTGTAAATTCGGACACCGTGACAGTGAGGTTTTTTTACCCCACTGTTCAAGATTTCAAAGGCCAAAAGGCAACAATCGTTTTTGAACTGACGCTTTCGAATGCTGCCAAAAAATCCTTTTATTTCAAATACGTGAGGATTCAATAATGGCTGACATTGTTGTAGAAACAGGGGCCGGTCTTTCATCAGCGACATCTTACTGCTCTGAAGACGACGCTGACAGCTATCATGAGAACAGGCTGCACTCGACGGTTTGGACCGGCGCATCTTCTGACGATAAAGAAGCCGCACTGGTATGGGCCACAAGGCTGCTTGACGAGCAGGTGGTGTGGAACGGGTTTAAAAAAACAAGTGCCCAGGCCCTCGCATGGCCGAGATCCTATGTCTATGATCGTGAAGGGTACCTCGTATCATCATCAATTGTGCCAACAGCCGTTAAAAACGCCACAGCCGAACTCGCCAGGTATTTGATCAGCTCTGACAGGACCAGTGAAACCAACGCGGACCTGGCCGGGTTCAAGTCTTTAAAAGTCGGGCCGCTTGAGATGACATTGGACAAATCGTCGAAGCTGCCAACGATCCCGAAATCCGTGTGGTCCATGATCTCGGTTTACGGCATCAATATGAGGCGCAGGAAAAAAACACTTGTGAGGATGTAAATGAGTTTAAAAGAAGCGTTTCAAAACGCAGCGGTTACGGCATTAAATGCATTTTCATCTTTAAACGAGTCTGTGACATATAATAGCAAAACGGATACGTCGGCATCTTATGACCCAACGACCGGCACGGTATCAGATCCATATGTAAGCTATGCTGGCGTTGAAATGATATTCCTGGAATATGAGGCGACAAAAATTGATAATGTCACGATTTTAACGACAGATCAGCAGGCGATGATTGCTCAAAGTGAATTGACGCCTACTCCAAAACGCGGAGATACCATCGTCAGGTCTTCCGAAAAATGGGATGTCGTATCGGTTACAAAAGACCCAGCCGATGCATTGTGGATTTTGCAGGTGCGGTTGTCATGAAAAATAATTTCAAAAAACAATCGCAGGAATTTTTAAAACATGTCAAAAAGCAGATGATCGCCAAGCAAAAACAAACTGCAAATCTCGCTGTCAACCAACTTTTGCAAGAAAGCACGCCAGTTTATCTTGGTGATTATGTGAAAAGTTTTAACATAGGAGTCAACCAGGTAAGAACAGATTATACGATCAATCCGCTTAGAAGCGCTGGGATGCATGAACTTCCAGGCAAAATGAAAAAAGATGCGGCCATGGCTTTAAGATTCAATAAAAAAAAGGCGCTTACCAATAAAATAAATGCGCTCGGGCTCAAAATTGGAGATTCTGTAAATATTTCGAACAGTGTCCCGCACGCTCACGCGGTTGAATACGGAAGTCCAAAAATATCTTTTGCAGGCTCCAACGTATCGACGCCTGAGTATGCCGTGTATCGAATCGCAATTACTTTTTTGAAATTGGTTTTCAACAGGAAAGTATAAATGACATTTGAAGCTGAGAATACCGCCATCGAATCCAGGTTTTCCGCGAATTTTACGGCCACGCCAATCAAGTGGGATAATGTGGCGTTCGCGCAACCAACAGACAGCCCTTGGGTTGAAATCAATATTATCGATGGCAACGCATTCCCGGCATCTTTAAACGGCGGCAGTGTCTTGTATCGCCACACCGGGATCATTTCGGTCAACATTTATGTGCCGGTTGGCACGGCCAGCAAAGTCGCAAGACAATATGCAGATCAAATCGCGGCAATTTATCGCGGTCAACAGTTTTCATCAATCAATTGTTATGAGGCAAGTATTCACAGACTTGGCGAACGTGACGGGTGGTTCGTTTTCAATGTGACGGTCCCGTTTTACCGGGACGAGGCTTTTTAACCTTAACAGGAGGATTCTATAATGTCAGATTCAAACCGGGTACAACTTGCATACGTCGACGAGGACATCGGCGGCAGCGGTTCCTGGGGAACGACCCCCGGCACGGCAACGCTGAAAAAAATGCGCTTTACCAGTGAGGCGCTAAACTTCAATGTGGACAACATTTCCAGCCAAGAGCTTCGTTCCGACAGGCAGACCACTGACCTGATCCAAACCGGGGCCGACTGTTCCGGGGCAATCAACTTTGAACTTTCCTACTCAGCCTTTGATGATATTATCGAAGGCGCGGCCTGGGACAGCTGGGTTGGTGTCGGTGGCGGATCAACCGAAACGATTACCGCCGCATCGTCTCCCTCTGATTTTTCACTTACCGCCACGCCGACTAACACGATTGCCCTGGGTGCCAGCATCAGCCACGGCATCGTTGCCGGGCAATGGATCGAACTCAACGGATCATCCGCTGATGACGGGTATTTGCTTGTCACTGCGGTTTCCGGAAACACCCTGACCATCGGTGCCGGTGGAATTCAAACCACGGAAACCCTGGACAATGGCGAAACCATCAAAGGTTCGCGCATCGTCAACGGCACCACGGAAAAAAGTTTTTCCATTGAACGCTACCATGCCGACAAAAGCAAGTATTTCGGGTTCACCGGCATGGAAGTCAACACCATGAACATCACGGCAGCTGCGGCGGCCATCGTGACCGGCTCGTTCGATTTCATCGGCAAGTCCGCAACCGCCGGGACGTCTTCCATCGGTGCGACTTACACTGCCGCGCCAACCTATGATGTCATGAACACCGTGTCCAACGTCGGCAATCTGATGGAAGGCTCGACCATGACGGCAGTTTCCGGGATTTTCATTCAGGAAATCTCATTTACGCTCAACAACAACATCCGCGGACTTCAGGCAATCGGACACCTGGGCAACGCAGACCTCGGGGTTGGAAGCGTGGAATGCACCGGTACTCTCAACGTCTACTTTGAAAATCTGGATCTCTACAACAAGTACATCAATGCATCCGACAGCGGGTTGTCATTCAAAGTGGAGGACAGTTCCGGCAATGCGTATATTTTCACCTTTCCGCGCATCAAATTTTCCAGTGATGTCATCAATGCCGGCGGCCTTAACACCGACATCGTGGAAACCATCAATTGGCAGGCGATCATGCATGCAACGTACGGGCACACGTTCAGCATTACCAAAGTCGCCGCCTAACGGTGCTGGTTGACCAGTAGGGCCGGGTGTAACTCCGGTGAAGGCCCCGTTCACAGGAGTATGACCCGGCCCATATTTAAAACATATCAAAACGGGGCTACGGGGTAATTATGAAAAGTTCATTTGATCTTCTGTTCGTATCGGATAAGGATGTGGCTGAAATCCCGATGGGATTTAATTCCAAAGAGGAAGAAATTATTTTCCTCATTCGGGAAGCAGGTTGCAAGGAGCATGAAAAATCACAGCGCAAACATGCCAAGGAGTTGGAGCGCACCAGAAAAAACGACAAGCTCTATGACAGGGTGCTTTGCAAAATCATCGCCGAGTCAATCCTGGTAGGATGGAAAAACGTCCTTGACGAAGACGGCGAAATCCTGGACGCCACGTATCAGAACAAATTTGACGCCCTGCTGAAATACAAAAAGCTGCGGGCCGCCGTGATGGATGCCGCCACGGATGAATCGTTTTTCAAAGACGATGAAATGGACCAGGAAGAAGGCGAAGTCGACACGGAAAAAAACTGATCGAAGTGCTTGGGTGGGATCTCAAGCACGGGAAAAATCTGCATTGGTATGAAAAACTGCAGGCTGATGGCCACAGCGTGCGCGCGTTGCGCGAACGGCCACAATTATACGAAGACCTCGTGATAGATTATCATGCGTTCAGTCTTTTAAACGCATCACGCAGGATTGGCATGACGGCTGGCAGCATACCAATTTCTGAAATACATGCTTACTGCAGGATGTTCGAAATAAACGGATGGCAGCAACGCAAGGAGTTTTTGCGACGCATCAAAATTTTAGACGGTGCTTATCTCAATTACATAAAGTCAAAAGAGGAAGATGAATAATGGAGAGCACCTTTAACATTAAAATCGGCACGGATGAAGCGTCGTACAACGCCATTGTTAAAAAATTCGAGCATCTCGGCAACATGCAAGAGGAGCTGGCAAGCCGGTTTGTAGTGCTGGGCGTTGAGATGAAAGAAGCGTTCAGTGGTAAAATCCTGCAAATGATCGACAATGTCACCAGGTCGCTCCGCAAGCAACGCACTGAAGTCAACAACCTCATCCGTCGTTATGAAGTCCTCGGCAGGCGCATGCAAGGCGCTGCCAAAATTCAATTGGGCATGTCAAAAAGCGCGTCCGTGCCTAACGATGCATGGCTGCGTCCTGTCAAAAAAGAAAAGCCAATCACGGAAAAACAGCCTCCAGGTTTTATTACCAAGCCCCTTGAAAGTAAATTCGATAAATGGATGGCAACCCAGGAAAAAAGCAATGTGCAAATTACCAGGGCCATTAACAGCCTTGGCCAAGGATGGTATGCACAAAAACCGCCCGGTATGGACGAGGAACGCGAATGGCGTCAATGGCTCAAGTCCGTTCAAAGTACTCCGGAAGAGCAGATCGTCGGCAAGCCAAAAGCCGCCAAGCGGGATGTGGCGGCCACTGTAACTCCAATGAAGTCTTTAACGCCAACAGAATTATTTAATGAAGAACAAAGACGCAGGACATTACAACTTCGTGATAACCCAGGATATCGTGAATTAAATGCGGCAGAACACAGAAAAACATATATTAAAAAATTAAAAGATGAGTTTGAACTTCAGCAAATGCGTACATCTGCTGGTCAAACTACTCCAATTGAGGATACGTTTACCGGGCACAAACGGACTGCATTGTCAGCTCCAATTGAAGATATTGTAAAACAGTCAAAGGCTCGAACAAAAGAATTGCAATCTCAGGCTGCGTTGAATGAAAAAATTTTAAAGGCTGCGGTAGAAAGGCAGAAAATAATAAGTGACGAGGCAATAGGAAGCAGAAAAATAACATCTGAACAAACAGATTCGTATAAAAAAGTAAATGAAATTATGCAGCGTAGGATAGCGTATGCAAAAGTTATAAAAAATACAGAAGAATCAATAAGGGCCGCAGCTGAAAAAACTGCAAAGGCATCATCTTTTGTCGATAAGGAGCCAGCCAAAAGGTTAACAAAGCAATTCCAAGATTTTGGAAGGATTTCACAGCCAAAAATTCCAATCGATCCATTGAAAAGCAAATTCGATGGAATCCAAAAAGTTGCTGAAAATACGAAACAAAATGTTCAGCGCCAGTTACTCGATATGTGGAAAATTCCACAAAAAAAAGTTACACCCCCTAAATTCGATAATGTTCTTGCGGCTCAAAAACAAGCTGTCGACCAGATGTCAAAAAATTGGCAGTCCGGATTAAAGCAATCTGAAACTTATGCCGACAGATTGAAAGCTAAATTTAAATCATTATATGAGTCTATTTCAAGGACAAAAAAAGCTATTGCCGGTCAAAAAGAGGAGCCGCCAGACCTATCCGTATTAACAGAAAAATCAAGGATAGCCCATGAACAGAAAATAACAGCTCTAAAAGAAAAGCAGAACAAGCTTGCCGCTGAAAAAAATAAATATCTTAAAATGTCCAATGCGATGGAACGCAAAAATGTTGATGCTGCCAATACGTATTTTCAAAAAGCAATGGACATTGAAGCGAAAGAAAATAAAATAAGGGATGCAATCTCGCAGGCAAATGCGGAAAGAATAACGGCGGTTGCACAGGCAAGAAGATATGAAGCGAAAAAGCGCACTGGTGTTGACATCAACGATCTTCAAAGAAGATACGATGCAATTATCCAAAAGCTGAATAAAACAAAAGATGCGCTTCACAAAGCGGACACACAGGGCAGACAGGCAATTGAAAACCAAATCAAGCGTTTCAACACTTTGACAAAAGAGCAAATCAAAGACCCGTATGAATTTTTAGATACAGCCGCTAAACGTAAGGACAAAATCGGAGATAAAGAGCTTAAAAAATATGCAACCAGATTTTCCGAAGCTGAACGAGAAGCAGAAAAATTAAATAAACGATTGACAAAAACAAATAAAATTAATGGTGATTTAAAACGCAGTACCAGTATTTTAAATACGAAATTCGGTAAATTCTCTGTAATCATGTCCGGTATTGCGGCAACATTATTTGTTTTCCAATCAATTGTTCGCGCAATCAGATTTGTAATAAGAACAGTCACCGAAGCAGAAGATGCGTTTAATAAACT